AAGACATCACCGTGGTTACTGGCTCATACGTCAACAAAATGGGCGAGGAAAAGAAGCGCTATCAAAACATCGGCTCGGTGTTTGAAGATAACGGCAACCTTAAAATCAAGCTGGATGTGATACCACTGCCCAAGGGCGGGTGGGATGGGTGGGCAAACTGTTACGACCTCAAGCCAACTGAACGCCAACAGCCAAAGGAGTTTGACGATGACGCTTCAGCAATCCCATTTTAATCGGGCAAGGTCTCTTGACCCTGCCACCAGCCACGCCGCCGCAGACCAAGCACAAGACTTGGCTCGGCAGCACTTTGACCTGATAGTGGGTTGCCTCCAGCGTTTTGGCGCACGGGGCAAAGATGGCATCGCTGAGTTGACTGGGCTGGATGGCAATCAAGTCGCAAGACGATTGCCTGAGTTGGCCAAGATTGGCTTGGTGGAGTTGACTGGTCGGGTCACCAAGTCCAAGTCAGGCAGGGCAGAACGTGAATGGTGTTTCGTGCCTATACAACGGGAGTTGATATGACTGAAGAAGATGAAGCATTTAACGAATTAAAACGCCAAAGCCTGTGGCGTAAACGTGCCGTGCAAAACGTGTCAACCAACCCTTACCGAGATCAAGTTATTGAGGAGGTTGCACAGCATATCGAGAAAATGGAGGGTTTTGGCAAGGACACATTGCACAGCTTTGCTATTTACATCAGGGGGTTGAAATGACACAAGATGAAGTGATTGATATGGCTAGACAAGTTGGTTACCCAATTCAACATCCTGAATGGCAAAAAGCTACAGAAGAATTTGCCGCATTGGTAGCCGCCAAAGAACGTGAAGAATGTGCAAAGGTGTGTGAAGAATTACCGCCTGTTGGCGAATCTAAACAATGGGAACGAGCAACCTTAAAAGACTGCGCCGCCGCCATCAGAGCACGTGGAGAACAAGCATGATTGAAGCAATGAAACAGGCGCTGGGAGCGTTGGAAGATTTTGTAGACGTTATCAAGTACGACAATGAACAAGATGACATTGGGCGCAGGGCTTGTTGCGATGTGCTTTCTTACAATCCGCACTCTGAAAGCTGCAAAGCCAAACAAGCCATCACCGCCATCAAAGAAGCCATTGCAGAGTTGGGAAGCCAAGAGCCTGTGGAGCGTAATTGGAGGGAAGCACCTTGGGGGTTTGGTGAAAAGCGCCTCTCGACAGTGGAATACAGCGACATTGTTTCTGATGGCGGTCTTGACCCACGCAACAAGTTTGATACCCCACCACAGCGCACATGGGTAGGGCTGACGGATAAGGAAATGATCGAACTTTTTGAGAAATACGGTCATAAGACAGCTGCTTTGCTTGATGCCCATGAAGCCAAACTCAAGGAGAAGAACAATGCTTGAGATGATCCGCACATTCTTTGGCAGGGTGCGTGGGCAACACGCCGATAAACAAACCGTTGTAGTTGAGGGTCAACTGTGGCGTTGCACAAAGTGCAAGATGATTTTTGTAACCAAATCCGCAGGAGAGAACCATGAGTGTAGTGAGCGCATTTAACTGGAAAGAGTACACCGATCAGGAACACGCAAAGAACGGTGACCCATTCAAGTCGATCAAACGCAACGCTGTCATCAGCGCAAACGTAACCGAGGGCATCCATAGGATACGTGAGAAGAATCCAAGCCACGGCACGATCTTCGGGATAACAGAGAAGAACATAAGCACCAGAGCACCAGACATGATGGAGAAGAAACGTGCCAAGACCAAAAAGCGAGCTAACTAAGAATGGCAAGACCATAGGCGTTCGTTTAACTTCGAGCGAGTATGAGGAGTACGTAAAACTTGGTAAGAGCAAATGGGTGCGAAAGCTTTTACGAGAAAGCAAAAACAAGAGGACAAAAAATGAAAACATGTAAGGGGTGCGGAGCCCCAATCTTGAGCGGTGATGACTGCAAGTTTTGCGGTTTATCACAGCAAGAGCAACCAGAGCAACCAAAACAAAAGCGGAAAGGACGAGGCCCCAGTAAGAAGCCAACCCTTTTCAATACGAGCTTGCGTCTATCGAGGGAGGTGATGGATTACTTCAACACCAACCATCCTTATACAAAGCAAGCCAAGATTCGTGAAATTCTTACCGAGTATGTAAACAGCCAACAGCAAGGAGCTAACAATGGCAACAGCAAAGAAATCAACTAAGCCCCACGGAAACAGCCGCGCCGCAAAGATGCGCAAGTACTTCACTACGCACCCAACCGCTAGTGTGGCGGCAGTAGCCAAGGAGTTCAAGACCACGTACCAAGTTGCGTACATGGTTAAGAAGAAGATGGAGAACAGTGCAGTAAAGGACGCTGGTCGTATGTATGAGATCGGCAAGGGGCGCAAAGAGTCACGGTGGAAAACACTACTGGTGGAGACAAGCAACACTCCCATCACAATGGTTGAGCCACAACCTGACCCGGTAAATCATCCTACCCATTACAAGGTAGGTGGAATCGAGACCATCGACTTCATCGAAGCCAAGGGCTTGACGTATCACTTGGGCAACGTGGTGAAGTACGTCACACGATCAGATCACAAGGGTGACAAGCTACAAGACTTGGAGAAAGCCCGTTGGTATCTTGATCGAGAGATCGGTATCTTGCACGAGAAACTGGCCACACAAAGAATCTAACATTTGTTAGGGAAAGTCCTAAGCCACCTTCGGGTGGCTTTTTTTCGTCTATGCTTGACAATGTTCAGTTGTGTGCTATATTCATGGCTTGAAAAACAACTGGAGGGTTAGAGCATGGCGGTTTTTGGAATTAGGTCTATAAACATGGATGGCGATACATTGAGGTGTCCTCAGTGTAGTGAGAATTATTTGCACCATCGCAATACAACAATATTCCAACGCAGTGAAGACGACAAGCTAACAACTGTTATAGCTCAGTCAGAACACGAAGCACACGTTTCAAGTTTTCCATCCGCAGATACATGCAATCCTAGTGACCGTAGGAACGGAATAATTATTGAGTTTGAGTGCGAGCACTGTCACTACGATTACGGCGATGCAAGCCCCGAACCAACCGACAAATTTCGCTTAGCCATAATTCAACACAAAGGCAATACCTTTGTGGAGTGGGTGTAATGGCAACCACCCCTGAGTCCAAGGTCAAGGCCAAGATCAAAAAAATCCTGAAAGACCACGGTGTCTACTACGCCATGCCAATCGGCACTGGCTACGGCAATTCAGGAGTCCCCGACTTTCTATGCTGTGTCAACGGAAACTTCCTTGCGATTGAAGCCAAGGCGGGTAAAGGCACGACCACAGCACTGCAAGAAAAGAATCTTCGAGAAATAAAAGAGGCAGGTGGCGTAGCCGCTGTGATCGCCGAAGCCCAACTCGAATACCTTGAGCAACTTATCCAACTGATGAAACAATGAAAATAATAACAATCGACTTTGAGACAGCCTACGGCGGTGACCTTGGGTTTGCCAAACAGACCACGGAGGAGTACATCCGTGACCCACGCTTTGAGGTTATTGGTGCGGCGGTACAGGTAAACGATGGCGAGCCGGTGTGGTTCAGCGGTACACACCAAAAGATGTACGAGTTCTTGAACAAGTACGACTGGAAGAATTCCATAGCCTTAGCCCACAACGCACCATTTGACGGAGCTATTCTGAATTGGCAGTACGGCATCACGCCCAAGGGTTGGCTTGACACGTTGAGCATGGCACGTGCGCTTCATGGTACGCAAGTGGGTGGAAGCCTAGCGGTGCTGGCCGCTTACTACGGCCTTGGGGTCAAGGGTGAACAGGTCAAGCAGTACATCAATTACTTCCGCAAAAACTTCAGCAAGGAAGAATTGGTTGACTACAGTATCTACTGCAAGAACGATGTGGCACTGACATGGGATTTGTTCGGGCACATGAGCCAAGGGTTCCCGAAGATTGAGCTACGGCTGATTGACCTGACTGTGCGCATGTTCACCGAGCCAGTGTTGCAGTTGGATAAGCACATGTTGGAAGCACACCTGACGTCAGAGCAAATACGCAAGGCCAACCTGCTTACCAGCTTTGACAAAGACACCTTGATGAGCAACCCGCAGTTTGCCGACTTGCTTGTATCGCTTGGTGTTCAGCCGCCCATGAAGAAGAGCCCCACCACTGGCAAACAGACCTTTGCGTTCTCTAAGACGGATGAGGAGTTCAAAGCCCTGCTTGAGCACGAGGACACAATGGTGCAAGCGGTGGTTGCCGCACGGCTGGGTACGAAGTCCACGATTGAAGAGACCCGCACCGAGCGGTTCATTGGGATTGCCTCCCGAGGGCCAATGCCAGTTCCCCTACGCTACTACGCCGCCCACACAGGACGGTGGGGTGGTGACGACAAGATCAACTTGCAAAACTTGCAACGCACATCGCCCTTGAAGAAAGCCATCCTTGCGCCCTATGGTGACGTGATGATTGACTCGGACTCATCGCAGATTGAAGCGCGGACGTTGGCATGGCTGGCTGGACAGGACGATTTGGTGGAAGCATTTGAGAAAGGCGAAGATGTATACAAAATCATGGCATCGGCTATCTATGGCAAGGCGATCAACGCAATTACGAAGGATGAACGGTTTGTCGGTAAGACGACGATTCTTGGGGCTGGCTATGGTATGGGTGCGATTAAGTTTAGAGCGCAACTCAAAACTTTTGGAGTGGAGGTATCAGAGGATGAGGCGAAACGAATCATCGACACGTACCGACGAACATACCCACGCATCCCCGAGCTATGGAAAGCGGCGGCCAATGTGCTCCCCGCAATCATCAGTGAACAGACCACATCCTTTGGTCGGGGCGGCATTCTCAAGGTAGATGGGTTGGACGGCATCCTGTTACCCAACGGACTGCGCTTGAAGTATCCCAATCTGCGCCAAAAAGTGGACGAAGAAAACAACAAGATCGAGCTTGTGTACGACACCAAGAAAGGCAAAGCTATCATCCCCAACCGAATCTACGGCGGCAAGGTGGTGGAGAACGTATGCCAAGCCCTTGCACGTATCGTGATCGGTGAGCAGATGCTGATGATCGCCAAAAAGTACCGTGTGGTGATGACAGTGCATGACGCCGTGGCTTGTATTGCACCCGAGGCCGAGGCTGAAACAGCTAAGGAGTACGTTGAATTGTGTATGCGCCTACGCCCATCATGGGCTCCCGAGCTACCGCTGAACTGCGAAGCAGGGTATGGCAAATCTTATGGAGACTGTTAAATGAAAACTTTGAAAGGAAACGAAATGATGTTAGATGAAGAAGCAATCGCCGCCGCAATTTTAAGAGCCGCTTCCATGCTGGGTAACGGCAATGCAAGCACACCAATGGGAGCAATAGAAGCCCACGCTTTGAAATCGTATCAGGGCATGGAAGAAGTAAGACACTCTATAGATGGGGTAGCGTATTCACTCGATAATATTGCTAATGCGATTACGTATCTAGCGGATGCGATTAAAGAAAAGGAATAAAAATGAGTATCGTCTGGTCGTTCAGTAGCCTGAAGACATTTCAGCAGTGCCCCAAGAAGTACTATCACACCAAGATAGCCAAGGACGTTGTTGAGCCTGACACAACGGCAACGCTGTACGGCAAGACTGCTCATACCGTAGCAGAGGAATACATTCGTGATGGCAAGCCAATCCCGCCACAGTTTGAGTACATGCAGGGCACACTGGATGCCTTGAAAAAGATTGAGGGTGAGAAGCTGTGCGAGGTCAAGCTTGGGCTGACCAAGGACTTGAAGGCTTGCGAGTTCAGTGCGCCCGATGTGTGGTGGCACGGCATTGCCGACTTGGTTGTGCTGAACGAGCAAAAGGGTTTGGCGCACTCTGCCGACTACAAGACCAGCAAGAGCGCACGGTACGCCGATACCAAGCAACTCGACCTTGTGGCTGCGGGTATCTTCGCCAAGTTCCCCAAGATCAATCGGGTGAAGTCTGCCCTGATCTTCACAGTGAGCAAGGAGTTTGTTCGGGCTGAGCATCACAGGGAAATGATGACAAAGTACCTAGAGAAGCCGACAAAAGATGTTGCAAGGATTGAGGCGGCGTTGGAAAATGGGGTGTGGAATCCCAGCAGTGGGCCACTGTGCAAGTTCTGCGCAGTCAAGCAATGCGAGTACAACAGGAGTTGAAATGACAGACGAAGAAAAGCAAACGGCAGAGGCGTATATCAAGCTACATGCGGACGTGAAAGAGTTAATTTTGGACACGATCATGGATGAGCTTCAGCTCAACTACCAAGGCCCTTTTGCAAACTACGTGAGAAACCACGTACTCATGTCCACTGAGGCAGAGCAGAAGATCAAGGGCGTAATCATTAACCAAATGAACAAATACTAAGGAGGCATCATGCCCTACGTAAACAAACCCCGACCCTACAAAAAAGAATACGAGCAACAGAAAGCTCGCGGTGAACATGAAACAAGAATGGATAGACAACGTGCAAGAAACGAGATGGACAAGAAGGGCATTGACCGTGCTGGAAAGGACATCGACCATGTGGTTCCCTTGTCCAAAGGGGGAACAAATGCTAAGAGCAATCTTAAGCTCAAGACCCCAAGCGCCAACCGATCATTCACCCGAAACTCTGACCACACGGTCAAAGTCAACAAGCCAAAAAAATGAACTTATCAGAGTATTCGTGGCCCCGTCCACACGGGTTCACACCGTTCGATCATCAGAAGATTACAGCCGAGTTCCTCACGACCAACAACAAGGCGTTCTGCTTTAACGAGCAGGGGACAGGCAAGACAGCATCAGTGATTTGGGCAGTTGACTATTTGATGCAACGAGGGTTAGTGAAGCGTGTGTTGGTGATCTGCCCTTTGTCGATCATGAAGTCGGCATGGCAACAGGACTTGTTCAAGTTTGCAATCCACCGCACGGTGTCGGTTGCACACGGTTCTGCCAAGAAGCGCAAAGAGATCATCAATGCGGGGTCAGAGTTTGTCGTCATCAATTTTGATGGGGTGGACATCGTCAAGAAAGAAATCTTGGCCGGTGGGTTTGATTTGATCGTGGTGGATGAAGCGTCAGCGTATAAGAATGCTCAGACAGACAGATGGAAAGATTTGCGCGACCTAACAAAAGTTATACGTGGCTTGTGGATGTTGACTGGAACGCCCGCCGCCCAAGCGCCTACGGATGCTTACGGATTGGCAAAGCTGGTCAACCCCCAAGGTATCCCGATGTTCTATGGGCAGTTCAGAGATCAGGTCATGGCCAAGGTCAGTAAATACCGCTGGATACCACGCCCCGAGTCCAAGCACATCGTTCACAAAGCACTGCAACCCGCCATTCGGTTCGAGAAGAAGCAGTGTCTCGACCTGCCGCCTGTGACTTTCACCGAGCGTGACGCACCCCTGACCCCACAGCAGTTGAAGTACTACAACGTGCTCAAGAAGCAAATGCTGATTGAGGCGGACGGCGAAGAAATCTCTGCGGTCAACGCCGCCGTGAAACTCAACAAGCTACTCCAAATATCCGGCGGTGCTGTGTATACGGATACTGGAGAAGTCCTAGAGTTTGACGTGTCTAACCGTCTGAACGTGGTGCAAGAAGTCATTGACGAATCGAGCCACAAGGTGCTGGTGTTTGTTCCGTTCACCCACACCATTGAGTTGCTTGAGAAACACTTGGCCAAGCATGGCATCACCTGTGAAATTATCAATGGAGACGTGCCGGTCAATAGACGTTCTGAGTTGGTAAAACAATTTCAGGACGGTGTACACCCCAAAGTTCTCATCATCCAACCACAAGCGGCATCCCACGGACTTACCCTAACTGCCGCCGACACGATCATCTGGTACGCTCCCTGCTCCAGCGTAGAGACGTACCTACAAGCCAATGCACGAATTGACCGCCCCGGCCAAGTCAACCCCATGACTATCGTGCATATAACAGGCAGTCCAATAGAGACAAAGATGTACGCCCACCTGCGGGGCAACATTGCACACCACACGAAAATCATTGACTTGTACAAGCAAGAAATAATTTCTGAAGGTACTTGACAATGTTAAGTTCTGTGCTAAACTAAAACCTCAAAACATCAGGAGCTAACTATGGACGCATTAGAAGTTCAGGGGGAACAACCCTCTATCCCCCTCGACAGACTCACCGCCATCTACATCAAGATGCGCGATGCCAAAGACAAACTCACCGCAGACTACAAACAGCAGTACGCTGATCTGGAAGAACAGATGACCGTGCTCGAACTGGAGATGCTTGAGATTTGCAAGAACATGAATGCCGACAGCATTCGCACAAAAGCTGGCACGATTGTTCGTTCCGTAAAGTCACGGTACTGGACGAATGATTGGGATTCTATGTATCGCTTCATCAAAGAAAACGATGCGTATGGCTTGCTGGAGAAGAGACTTCATCAGACACACATGAAGGAGTTTCTTTCCGAGAATCCCGACCTGCTCCCTATGGGCTTGAATGTAGAGAGCGAATACACCGTGGTTGTTAGACGTTCTAAGGAAAACTGAAAAATGAGCAACATCACTTTGCTAAACCAAGACCTCCCCGACTTTCTGCAAACCGCTGGAGTCAGTGAGCTTACAAAACAACTCGCTGGTCGTACCGGCGTTAAACGAATCGTCCCCAAGAACGGAATCTTCCGCAAGGTTGTGGGCGGTGAAGAAATGGGTAAGGTCAAAGGCGACTTGAATGTTGTCGTTGTCAACGCTTCCCCCAAAGTTGGTCGTATCTTCTACGCGAAACAATGGAGCCCCGAAGCTGAGCCAACTGCACCTGACTGTTTCTCCAATGACGGCAATGTGCCCGATGCAGGTTCCGCGAATAAGCAATCTGACCGTTGCGATTCGTGCGAGCAAAACATCAAGGGTTCAGGTATGGGCAACTCCAAAGCTTGCCGCTACTCACGCCGCATCGCTGTGACGTTGGAAGAAGACTTCGGTACTTCTCTCGAAGGTTCTGTGTATCAAATGAACTTGGCTTCCAAGTCACTGTTCGGCGATAGCGTTGGCGACAACACGCATCCCTTTGAGAGCTACACCAAGTACTTGGCCAACAACGGCAAGAGCTTGGACTACGTTGTTACACAGTTGAGCTTCAATGAAGACAACGACAACCAATCCATTCTGTTCACACCAGTACGCTTCATCAACAAGGGCGAACACGCGATCACCAGCAAAGTGGCCGTGCTTCCCGAAGTGCAGAAGATGGTTGTGATGACACCGTATCAAGCCGACGCATCAGGCCGTGCGCCAAAGCTGGAAGCCCCTAAAGCTGAAACGCCCAAAGCCGCCGCACCTGCCGCCGAAGCTGAAGCAGTGGAAGAACCCAAGAAGCGCGAATCCAAGAAGGCCGCTGAAGTCACACCCGTACCCAAGAAAAGCTTGGACTCTGTGGTTGCGGCTTGGACGGACGAGGAGTAACGCATGACCTATGGTTACAGCCAGAGTTTGGTTGCGGCAAACAAAAAAGCCAACGCTAAATCTTTGGGCGTAGCCTTGGGTCGCTTCTGCGTTGTGCGGGGGATTTCAGCAATGAAAGTTGCGGAAGCACTGGGCGTGAGCCGTACTACGGTTTACAACTGGTTCGTGGGTGAGTTCACCCCATCCCCCGACCACAGCGAGCAGATTGAGCGTTTCATGGCACGGCACAAAAAACACGGATAACAATGTCTACATTTGATTTGCTCGACACCGTACTGCCGACAGACGGTAGGTACTGCGTGGTTGGCATAGGTAAGTATGTAGATCAGCGTTTTGCAGACACAAGGGAAGATGCCGAGACGATCATCCAAGAGTTCAACACCAAGCAAGTCAATGTGTATTTTGGTTGTGCCAAGTTCGGCGCATCAGATGACAGGACGCACGAGAACGTAGCCTTTGTCCGAGCCCTTTGGCTGGATATAGATTGCGGCCCGACCAAGGGTGTACCGAATTCCAAGGGAAAGATTGAAGGCTACCTCGACCAGCAAACAGGGCTGGCAGAGCTTCAGAAATTTTGCAAAACAATCGGCTTACCCAAACCAATCTTGGTGAATTCCGGTAACGGTGTTCATGCTTACTGGTTGCTTGAAGACACGCTGACCCGCAAAGAGTGGGAGCCACTGGCCAAGCGACTGAAACAACTCTGCAAAGAGCAGGGCTTGATCGTTGACGACAAAGTGTTTGAGGCATCGCGTGTTCTGCGTGTGCCTGAGTCAATGAACGTGAAGAAGGGCTTGGAGCCCAAGCCAGTCAATGTTTGGAACGAAGTCTCGCCAAGGATACCGACTGACAAACTGCGCGAGCTACTCGGCGCACCCGCGCCCAAAGAAGTAGAAGAAGTACCCGACTTCGTGCCCTCCGCCATGAGCCCCATGATGGAAGCGTTGTTGGGCAACAAGGTTAAGAAATTCAAGAACATCATGCTCAAGGCCGAGAACGGCTGTGCGCAACTGAACTACGTGTTTCAAAACCAAGCCGAGGTGGATGAACCACTGTGGGTATCAGCCTTGTCGATTCCTGCTTTCTGCGTAGATGGAGACAAAGCCGCGCACAAGATGTCAAGCCAGCATCCTGAGTATGACCCAAGCGAGGTGGACAACAAACTCAGGAATATCCGCAAGCGCGGTGGCCCACACCACTGCACGACATTTGAAGAACGTAACCCCGGTGGTTGCGATGGCTGTCCGCACAAGGGCAACATAACTTCACCCATTGTGCTCGGCATTGAGATAGCGGAAGCCACTGAAGCCGACAACGAAGTGGTGGTGGAGACTGAAAAGGGCGAGGAAGTTAAACACCAAATCCCAGAGTATCCGTTCCCGTTCTTCAGGGGCAAGAAAGGCGGCATCTACGTGCGCCCCCCAGAGGACACCGAAGAAGAACCCAAGATGGTGTACGAGCACGACCTGTACGTCGTCAAACGCATGAGGGACAAAGAGCTGGGAGAGATGGCGCTGTTCAAGCTTCACCTGCCGCACGACGGGGTGAAAGAGTTTGCGATTACGACAGCATCAATATCTTCAAAGGATGAGCTACGCAAGCAACTTGCGCAACAAGGTGTGATGGCACACCACAAACAATACGAGAACCTGATGACATACGTCATCACATCGGTCAAAAATTTGCAGTACACAAAAAAGGCAGAAACAATGAGAACACAATTTGGATGGGTCGAGGGAGACAGCAAGTTTATTATGGGCACTAAAGAAATTACCAAAGACGGTACGTTCTACAGCCCACCGTCATCAACAACCGAATTCTTTGCCGAGAAAATCCACGAGAAGGGTACTCTTGAGGCATGGAAGGAAGTCTTCAACCTGTACGCCATGAAGGGTATGGAGCCACATGCTTTTGGAGCCTTGACTGCGTTTGGCGCTCCACTAATGAAGTTCACCGGCTTGAAGGGCGCGATCATCAACGTGATCTACGAACACGCCGGATCAGGAAAATCAACTGTTCTGCGCATGTGCAACAGCGTCTACGGTATGCCCTACGAGCTTATGTCTATTGAGAAGGACACGCTCAACGCAAAGATGCAACAGCTTGGCGTTATGAACAACATCCCCAACACCATCGACGAAATTACCAACATGAAGCCACAGGAGTTTTCAGACTTGGCTTACGGTATCAGTCATGGTCGGGGCAAGAACCGCCAAAAAGGTTCAGAGAATGCCCTGCGCATCAACAACACCTCATGGCAGAACATGACCCTGTGCTCCGCCAATGCCAGCTTCTATGAGAAATTGAGCGGATTGAAGAACACACCAGATGGCGAACAAGTGCGGTTACTTGAGTACAAGATTGAGCCCAATGATTTGATCGGCGTGGCCAAGGGCAAGGAGATGTTTGACCACCAGCTCAACGAGAACTACGGCCATGCTGGAGAAATCTACATCACGTGGGTGCTGAATAATCTGGAGTACACCAAAGACCTGCTCAAGAAAGTTCAAGCCCGACTGGACAAAGAAGTGCAGTTCACCGCACGAGAACGCTTTTGGTCGGCTGTGTGTGCGGCCAATATCACCGGCGGGTTAATCTCCCGCCACCTTGGACTGCATGATTTTGATATGAACGCCGTCTATGACTGGCTGAAAGGAATGCTGAGCGAAATGAGGATTGACGTGAAACCCCCACAAACCACCCCTGTCACCACCCTTGGTGAGTTCCTCGATAGCCACCACGTCAACACATTGGTGGTCAACGGCGAAGTAGATGCCCGAAGCAATTTGTCGGCGTTACCGTTACAGGAACCACGAGGGGCATTGGTAGTACGCTACGAGCCAGATACCAAGCATCTTTATATCGCCGCCAACCAGTTCAAGAAGTTCTGCGTAGAGCAACAGACCAACTACAAGACCCTGCTCAAGCAGTTGACCGACCTGAACATTTTTATCGAAGTCACCAACAAGCGCATGTCTAAAGGGATGAAGATTGCATCCCCTGTGGTTCGGGCATTGAAGTTTGATGTGTCCAGCTCTGAGTTCCTGCGCATGGATGAGGTATTGAACATCAATGAAAATCGAGACGGTAGCGTACCAGCTTGATTGGTCAAAGTTCCGGGTCGGTTATTCGTTCTTTGTACCCTGCATAGACGAACGGGCGGCTCGAGAGACGATCAACGCTGTTACAAAAAGGTTGAAAATATCTATTGTTACGAAAGTAGTGATCGTAGACGGCATCAAAGGACTGCGCGTTTGGCGGGTCTGAGATAAACTTCGGGGTGGAAGAGTTAGCTCCTTCCGATACTCCCCTTGACCCCCCGCCTGTGTGCGGGGGTTTTTTATTGGGCCATCAACCGCTCACGCTCCAGCTTCTTCTCTGACGGTTCCAGCAATTCAAGCAGTTGCGGGTAGTACCTCTTGTCGATGGGCATACCACGGTCAGACTTCATCTTGCGCTCAATCTGCTTCTTGATCGACTGCTTGATGTTGTCCGCACCGATTGCGTCGTAGGGGTTCCGGCTGTTGAACGTAAACACGTTGTCAAAAGCTTTCTCAACGTCTTCGTCCGAGCCTTTATCCAGCTCCCGCTCCAAGCGGTCAAGCAGTTTGGTGCGCTCCCGCTTCACCTTCAGAATCTCACCTTGCAAGTGAAAGATTGCTTCGCGTCGAGCCACGAGCCCTTCGGTGGCAAAGCCCATAGACTGCGCCAACAACTGACCCTGAGTGAACTCCTCGGCTTCCTTGATAACTGCGCCTGACGTAGTGGTAGCGCCTTCTTTCCCGTACCGGGCAGCGGTAAGGGAACCCCGAGCAAAAGCTGGGGCCAACTGTTCAACGCCGCGCAGAATTTCGCCTTTGTTAAAGAAGTCGATGGCGGTTGGGATTTGCTTGAACGTGATCGACGCACTGGGGCCGAGCAAAGACATAAAGTATTCCTGCATAGCCGCAGCGGAAGTTGCCTGCTCTTTTACGTCGGGCACCCACATGTTATTCATAGACAAGCTACCGGAAATGTCGTAGCCCGTCATGGAAGCAATCAAACCCTTGTCCAAGATTTCATCCAGCGTGTGGTCGCCAATTTTGATATTGCCAAAGGTCTGAGGGAGCCAAACGTTGCGGAACCAGAACTCCAAGTCGCGCTCTTCCAACGGGTCTTCGTCGTCTTCGTCACGGATTACATTCATCATGCCTTGGATTGCGCCCATAGCCATTGTTGCGCCGGGGATACCAACGTAGCCAGCAAGCGCAGTGGACATGGTCAATGTACCGACCAACTGAGTCATGGCCTTGGCACGGTCTTTTGCGTCGAGCCCAGCCAGCGCACGATAAGCGTTACGGATAAAGAACGTAGTCACAAACGCAGGGAACATCTTGAACTGGAGAATCGTGCGGCCTATGGGCTTTTGCGCGTTAATCACGACTTCACGTTCAGAGCTGGCCAACAACCCGCGAGGGCGATTGGATGCGTGGTAGTTACCCAAGGCTTCGTGGGTCTCGGCTTCGGCTGCACGCAGGGCTTCTTCGTGGGTGTACTTCTTGCCGGTTTCCTTGTTGGTCTGCTGGGAGTACAGATCGTAGGAAGTCATGAAAGTCACTTCACGAATCATGCGCTCAGTGTGATGGAACATGCTGGTCATCACATTGCTGACAGTACGCATGGTGCGGCGTACCCCACCTTCAAGCTGGTTTGTCGGCGTATCCCTGCGATTGCCGAGGTCGTAGGCCAGTGTGTTGTCGTTGATACCCCTGTCTGCCATGTATTGCGCAGCCAGCTTCTGGTTGTCAGTCAACTTCACCAAACCGTTATTCAGGTACGAGGGAAACTCAAACGTGGTCGAGCCATCTTCAGCCTGACGACGAATACCGCTTGTGCCAAAGATAGCCATTGACTTGGCAAGGGCCGCACCTACCTTGACAGGATTGAACCCGTGGTTGGATGTGAGCACTGGGCCAACAAAGATTGGAAGCGCCGTCAACTGGGTAGCGGCAGTTTTGACCGAGGTCATCAACCACAAATACGCCGAGGAGTTCAACAGCGCAGAGGTTTTGTAACCAAGGCTGTCTTCTGAGTCGGGGCGAACTTGCTGCTCGGCACGCATACGCATCTCGGAAACAAACTCACCGAGGCGGGCTTTGTCTGGGTTACCTACAAGCGTGTCGTTTGCACGTTCAAGCTCACCCATGATGCGGGGGCCGTACTTGATGCGAGCCAGTTGGTTGGCCATGTTTGTGCCAGTCACTGCGAAGTTACGAGCAATGTCCCCGCTGAAACCAGTAGTGCCTTGGCGGTGCATGTACTGTCTGCGGAAGTTGCGGTCAGGCAAAGTCTGCAAGTACATCTGATAGATTTCGTCCATGAGCTTGTCGGCATCGAGCCTAGACATAGAAGAGACTGTGTTGCCGTAGTCATCAACCACGGTCTGCCCTTGCTTCATACCTTCTTCGATTGAGTTGAAGATTTCCTTCAACATGCCACTGGCATCCAAGTCCTTTTTACGCGCATCGGACAAGTCATTACCCAGATCAATCGCTCCAGATTCCTGCATTTCGCGCAAGGATTCAGCGGAACCAGCCTCTTGCATCTGGCGGATGCGCTTACGCAAGAACATGTTGCGGTCAAAGGCGTTCTCAAACATGTAGAACTCACGGTTCACGCCCTTGCCGATTCGCAGCCAGTATTGGCCGTAGCGCATCAACGGGAAGTACGGGTACAGCTTCTTGCCGTCTTCGTAGATTTGTTTGATCTGAGCAATCAGCTTGCCTTTGGGGGACTTGCCATCTGCGGCAGTGCCGAGCAACTTTGAGTTTGCAATCTGCTCTTCCAGCAACACATGGTACTGCTCATGGTTGGCTTTGTAGAAGTCACGCACCTGCTCGTACAGCTTCTTGTTTGCGTCGGTCAGACCATCCCACATCTTTTTCAGGTCGGCATCTTTGCTCAGGTTGCCAGCCACAGTCGGGTCACGGTACAGCAACGTGGAGTAGTGCATCGTATTGGCCAAGCGGCGCATTTGATCGGGGGCGTTACGTGCTAACTTAGCCAGAGCCTCAGAGAGCGGCACCATGTCCAGCGTACTCTTGTTGCGCATTGCGGCCATGTCAGTTAGATACTGCCAAGCTTCTCTGATGCCGACAACACCACTGCGTTCAGACCATTGAACCACGGCTTCTGTTTGCAATGTAGGCAGTACTTGACGCAGCTTGAAGTTATCAAAGCCAGCGTACATAGAGGACAACGCATCGGTCAAGTCCTCCATACTACGTATCTTTACAAGGCCGGGCAGCTCACGGATGGTGTCGGCAAAGCTGGATTTCTCCATGCGCTCAATCATCTTGTTGGTCTTGATCTTTTTCTTTTTAAGCTCAGAAGAAACTTCTGTTGCATCCGCACTTGCGCGTTCCGCAGCAATCTCCGCCCGCATATCGGCGGTCAGACGGGAACTGAGCATTGAATTAGTGACGCTGATTACGTCTGCAAGGGCGCTGGTGTGCATTGGCCCCATGTTGAAGAACTGTCGCACGTTATTGACGAACCGAGTGAACAACGATTGTTTGGTAACACCCTCGGTTTCCATCAAGAACTTCTGGAAACGTGGGTGGGACATTGCGTATGCAACAAACTCACGGGGGTCGCCAAAGATGTCGGAGACCACCAGTTCCCCCATAAATTCTGGCAACGTGCCTGCGGCGTGCATTTCTTTCACGCGCTTCAAAGTCATGTCCATAGTGCCTTGCAGGGCACCGAACGCTTTTACCAAATTAGCGTTGAGTTCTTTACCTGCGTTGTACGCCCCGTATGCCGCAGCTATTTTTTCATTAAGTGCGGCGTGCAGCATTTCATGCAGCACAGTGACGTTGTTTATGCCTTGATTTGGGCCACCAGACATTCCGCGCACAAAGACAAAACGTTCTCCGTTAGCCACAGTGCGCAAGAACATGCCACGGGATTCGTTCCAGTCGGCTTCTACTCCTCCCTCAGTAATCTGAGGTGGTAACGGTGCGCCTTCTTCAATGACCGTGAACTTCACATTCTTTACAAACGGCAACAGGCGAGCGGCCAAGAATCTTTGGAACGCATTGCCGGTCTTAATTACATGCCGCAGTGCTTGCTGGGCAGTGGTCATCTTGCTGAATCTGGAGTCGGCGCGGCCAGCTTTGACTTCGCTTGTGGCTTTGGATACTTGGGCAGCAATGCCCTTCTTCACGTTCTCCAACTCCATCGGGGTGATAGCTGGGTTCTTCAGCATCTCGGCTGCGCGGTCACCGAGCTTGGTTCCTTTGAGCGAACGAGCCAACAACACCAAGGATTTGATGGCTTGGATTTTGCCAACACGTTTATTTGTTTGGGCAGCAGACAGAGATTCTTCTGAACCAATAGTCCCTTCGTCGATAGGAGCAAGAGCTTCATCGAGCGCGGCACCCGCAGCGGTAACAGCTTTTTCGTTCTGCTTGTAGTTTTTGCGCTGTTGTGTACGGCGCTCGTCGCTGGCGGCTTTTTCCTCTGGGCTCAAGGGCTTACGGCCCCGCTTAGCTTTGGGCGCTCCTTCCTCCACCACTTCTTCAGTAGGCAGAGTAGTTATATCCCCGACGGCGTCAGCAACGTCATCAGAAATTTCA